AACAGAACGCAATGGCGGTATTCACCACCAAAGAGCAGCTCGACCCGATTATTGAGGCGATCGAGAAAGAAGCTCGCAGCCTGGTACCGGATGTGTCGACCCGCAAAGGCCGCGACGCTATCGCATCCATGGCGCACAAGGTTGCCCGTTCCAAAACCTACATCGACAACGCCGGTAAAGATCTGGTTGCCGAGCTTAAAGCCCTGCCGAAGCAGATCGACGAAAGCCGCCGCGTTGTGCGTGAGCGACTTGACGCGCTGAAGGATGAAGTGCGCCGACCACTCACCGAATGGGAAGCCGCGCAGGAACGCATTAAGGCTGAAGAAGCCATGAACGCTATGCACGCCGAAGCGCTGGAAATGAACATCAAGTTCGATCAGGAGCTGGCGGCCAAGTTCGAAGCGGACCACGAAATGGCTCTACTGATGAACAAGGATTTCGACCGTGACCGCGAAGAGCAGCGCCGCCAGGCGGAACAGGCTCAGCGTGAGCACGAAGAGCGCATTAAGCGTGAAGCGGCAGAGCAAGCCCGCCGCGATGCCGAAGAGAAGCACAAAGCTGAGATTGAAGCCGCAGCGCGCCGTGAAGCCGAAGAGAAAGCCCGCGCTGAACTGGCGGAACGCCAGCGCATTGAAGCGGAACAGCGTGCGGCACGCGAGAAGCAGGAAGCAGAAGCCCGGGCGGAAAGAGAAAAAGCTGCGGCAGTGGAAGCTGAGCGCCTCAAGGCAAAACAGGCAGAAGAAGCCCGCCTAGCTGAGCAGAAGCGTATCGCCGATGAGCAGGCAAAACGTGAAGCCGACGTGAAGCACCGCAAAACGGTCGGCACCAACATCGTTAACGCGCTCACCAGCAACACCAGCTTAACCCGCGAACAGGCTATCGAAGTGCTCACCGCCATGAAAGATGACCTGATCCCCTGCGCGAAAATTCACTACTGAGGCAACCATGAACGCATACCTCACTTACGACCGCATCGAAGATCGGCGCTGGGTTGAGCAGCAGCTCACCGACGAGAAAGAGAAGTGGATCGACGACCGGGCGAAGGAACTGATCGCCATGTTCCCTGCGAAACCTCTGGAGATGAGTAATTTGTTCCTGCCCCAGGAAGCCCAGTTTGCGCTTATCGGAGAAAAGGCCGAAGAGGCATACAACGAATACATTTCGGCCTGCGCATATGCCCGCGCCGAAGAAGAATGGCAACGCCAAGCGCCCTGCCCGTTCTAAGGAGTGATCATGAGCTTAACCCTTATTGATTTCGTCAAACAACAGGAGCCGCTATTCACTAAGGCGGCCACTGACGAGAGGATGGTGTGGGCCAAGGAAAGCCAGTTCGCCATCCAGCTATTTCAAAACAACGACTACCTCGCCAAGATTGCATTCCAGAACCAGACCAGCACGCAGAACGCGATCATCAACGTTGCGGCCATCGGTATTTCGCTAAACCCAGCTCAGAAGTTGGCTTACCTGGTACCGCGTAAAGGGGCTATTTGCCTCGACATCAGTTACATGGGCCTGATGCACATCGCGCAGCAGTCTGGCGCCATCAAATGGTGTCAGTCGGCAATTGTTCGCAGAAACGACCAGTTCCGGCGTGAGGGGCTCGATAAACCTCCCATCCATATCTACAACGACTTCGATACCGAAGAGCAGCGCGGGGACATTGTAGGCGCGTATGTAACAGTAAAAACCGACGATGGTGATTACCTCACCCATACGATGCGCATCGATGCCATCTACTCCATCCGTGACCGCTCAGAGGCGTGGAAGAAGTACAAATCTGACAACAGCAAAAAGTGTCCATGGGTCACCGATGAAGAACAGATGATCCTCAAGACGGTCGTGAAGCAGGCAGCAAAATACTGGCCGCGCCGTGAGCGTCTGGATGCCGCCATCGACCACGTTAATACCGAGGGCGAAGAAGGTATCAACTTTGCAGCAGAACGCCAGCCAGAGCGCGATATAACACCTCTTAGCGAAACCACGCAGAAAGAGATTAACGACCTGCTTGTCTCCTTGGATAAGACATGGGATACCGATCTTCTCCCTCTCTGTTCACGCATTTTCAAACGCCCTATCTCGCAGCCATCCGACCTGACAGAACTGGAAGGTGTTAAGGCTCTCGGGTTCCTCAGGCAAAAGGCAGCAGCATGACACCAGAAATTATCCTGGCCCGGACCGGCATAGATGTGTCCACCGTAGAGCAAGGTGATGAAGCATGGGCCAAATTAAGGCTCGGAGTTATTACTTCCTCTGACGCTCACAACGTCATATCCAAGCCAAGATCGGGGAAGAAGTGGACAGATATGAAAATGTCCTACTTCCACACCTTACTCGCCGAGGTATGCACCGGCGTAGCGCCAGAGGTTAACGCCAAGGCGCTGGCCTGGGGCAAGCAGTACGAGGAAGATGCTCGTACCCTCTTCGAGTTCACCACCGACGTGAAAGTCACGGAGTCGCCGATCCTGTTCCGTGACGAGAGCATGCGCACCGCGTGCTCCCCTGACGGCCTGTGCAGTAACGGGTTCGGCCTTGAGCTTAAATGCCCTTTCACCTCTCGCGACTTCATGAAGTTCCGCCTTGGCGGTTTCGAAGCCATCAAGTCTGCGTACATGGCCCAGGTGCAGTACAGCATGTGGGTTACCGGAAAAGACGCCTGGTTCTTTGCCAACTACGACCCGCGCATGAAGCGCGAAGGTATTCACCACGTCGTTGTTGAGCGGGATCCGCAATACATGACCGATTTCAACGAAATGGTGCCGGAGTTCATCGAGAAGATGGACGAGGCGCTGGCGGAAATTGGCTTCACGTTCGGGGAGCAGTGGAAATGAAACGCACACCCTTCTATCGCAGACCCGGTCGAACCGGGCAATTCTCCGGCCTCCGTGAGCGCGTTATCTGGATGATTCAGACGCGCGGCCGCCCGGTGACCGGCAGCGAAATCGCTGAGAAGTTTGGCGTAACGCTCATCGAGTTTAACCGGGTTGCCAACGGCATTACCCGCGGCTCCGGACAAATAGCGCAGATTGTCGCGTCGGAAAAATGGCTCAACGAGGACGGCATCTGCGACCGGACTTTCGACTTGGTCACGAAGCCAAAGGTTGTAACGCCGCAGGGCAAATCACGACTATTCACCCGGCGCGCCATTGAGCAATCGCAGGAAGGCCGACGGCAGGAGTGCATTGAGCGCGCCGCCCGCCGTAGCCGCCTGATTGCTCAGGGCCTCTACATCGACGAAATGGAGTCCATCTTATGACTCACGCTCACGACGACATCAGGGTTGGCACACTATGCCTTCCCTTCATTGGTAACGGCTGGCTAATGCCATGGGGTGAAGTGGTCAGCAATCCATTAAAGGCGCAGCGGCTCGCTGAAGAATATCGGGAAAGGCAGGAGGCGGCATGACCTATCAACTCCACGTCGGGCGCTGCGAAGACGTCATTAAAACGCTGCCGGATAACTCAGTTGACGCCATCGTTACGGATCCTCCGTATGGTCTGAGTTTCATGAACCACAAATGGGATTACGACGTCCCGACCGTAGAACAGTGGCAGGAATGCCTGCGCGTTCTCAAGCCTGGCGGACACCTGCTGGCGTTCGGCGGATCACGTACCTATCACCGCCTTGTGGTTAATGCAGAGGATGCTGGTTTCGAAATCCGCGACCAAATCCTCTGGATTTACGGCAGCGGCTTCCCCAAGTCGCATAACCTCGATGGTGATTTTGATGGCTGGGGTACCGCATTGAAACCAGCCCATGAGCCAATCGTCATGGCGCGCAAGCCATTCAAAAAAACGGTGTCAGCGAACATGGCTGAGCATGGTACCGGGGCGATCAATATCAATGCATGCCGCATCCCTACCGACGAGGCGCTAAATGGCGGTGCTGGCGGTCTGCTTTCACACCAGCGTGACGGTACCGAACCTGTTGCTGATTATGAGCAGGCAGCGGAGGGACGCTGGCCAGCAAACATAATTCACGACGGAAGTGATGTTGTCGTGTCAGCGTTCCCGGATGCGAAAGGCCAACAAGGAGCGCTTACCGGCTATGAACCCAGCGCGAAAATGGGAGCGGCGAATTGCTACGGGCAAATGGACCGGCGGCACGAATCAACTCCACGCATCGATAGCAGCAAAAGCGCCGCCAGATTCTTCTACTGCGCCAAGGTAAAACCGAAGGAGCGCGACGAAGGCCTCGAGAGGTTCATTGCGACGTCGGCCAGCGACATGACCGGCGGCCGCAAAGAAGGAAGCGTCGGCATTAACGACCCGCGCGCCGGTGCCGGGCGCACCAATGGTGCGAAGAACAACCACCCCACCGTTAAGCCGATCGCCTTGATGAGTTATCTCTGCAGGCTGATTACTCCGCCTGGCGGTACCGTGCTTGATCCGTGGATGGGGAGTGGGAGCACTGGCCGGGCAGCTATCGAGGAAGGATTTAACTTCATCGGCATCGACCTGAACCCGGATTATGTAACCATCGCTTCTGCGCGAATAGCTCACTCCTTCAAAAAGACGACGGAGGCCGCATGACGCCAGCAGCTTATTACAACGAAATCGACCCGTTCGCTGCTCAGTGGCTGCGTAACCTGATCGCCGGCGGTCATATTGCCCCGGGCGAAGTTGATGAAAGGAGTATTGAAGATGTCTCACCTGATGATCTGCGAGGATTCACCCAATGCCACTTCTTTGCCGGAATTGGCGTCTGGTCTCATTCCCTGCGCCTCGCCGGATGGCCTGACGATAAACCAGTCTGGACAGGCTCCTGCCCGTGCCAGCCTTTCAGCGCGGCAGGCAAAGGAGATGGGTTTGCTGACGAGCGGCACCTTTGGCCACACTTCTTCCACCTCATCAGCGAGCGCAGACCTCAGCATGTCTTTGGCGAACAGGTTGCAAGCGGTAACGCAAACACATGGTTCGACCTTGTACAAGCTGACCTGGAAGGAATGGAATACGCCTTCGGGCTTGTGCCGTTTGCGGCAGCGGGCGTCGGTGCGCCGAACGTCAGAGAGCGGGCCTACTGGGTGGCCCACGCCGGTAGCGAACACGAATCCGCAGCCGGAAACGAAACGGGGGTTACAGCACGTCTCCGGAGCAGCTCGACTGACAGGCTGGCAAACACCAGTGGCGAACGACTCAACCGGGTCGACTCATTGCTACAGCGGGAAGAATCAGGACGGCTCACCAAAAGTGTGCTTAAAGCTGCCGGGCACAGCGTTACTGGCGGGATGGGTTACGCCGACAACTCGCGACTGGAAAGACACATCGGGGATGACAGCGCAGCGGGAAGGGAAGGACAGGCTGGACCAGCTACCCCGCCAGGCGTACACATGCGGGCCCTTGAGGTTAACGGTTTTTGGCGAGATGCGGACTGGCTCTTATGTCGAGATGGCAAATGGCGTCCAGTTGAACCCGGCACATTCCCGCTGGTTGATGGGGCTGCCGCGCGCCTGGGACGAGTCGAGTCCGGGGTGGCAAGAGTGGCAAGCAGCAACCGCGTCGGCCGACTCAAAGGCTACGGTAATGCCATAAACGCACAGGCTGCGGCTGAATTCGTCCGGGCTTATATGGAGGGGTTATGACGCCAGAAACAGACAACGCCGTCCGCGCCGCCTGCCGCCGCTGCACCGAGGAAATACAGCAGGCCATGCGCAAGAAGCCAAAGCCTAACTGGAACGAAATGGTGCCTCCCATCATCAACAAGCATCACAAGAAAATTGAAGCTCTGGGAGTTAGCCTCCTGGAGTTCGTCGTATACACAGGTCGGCTTAATCGCCGCTTCGGAGTTGAATCGTGATCAAATCACTACGCATTGAATTAGGCGACAAATATGTCGTCACCGGCTCGGCACATGACCTGATTTTGAATGAGAAGAAGATTGCCAAGGAAGGTAAATCAGCCGGGCAGGAAGTGCTTTCGCGGCTGGGTTATTTCAGCAAGTTCGAGCATCTAGTGCGGGAATTAATGCACAAGGAAATTCTGGAATCTGAAGCGCAGACGCTGACAGAACTGCGTGACCACATTCAGCAATTCAGCGAGAGGCTGGGTAAGGCGGTAGGATTATGAGCAAGTACCCAAGGGTGGGTGGCGTGTCAGCCAAAAGCAAAAACACCTCTGCTAAATGCAAATGCGGTGCAGTGGCGAAGTATAAAACGACCGTGGAAGTGAATATTTTCCGTGGCGATGACGAAGTGGTTTGGTCCTGTAACGAGCACAAGAAGGATTGTGCATTTCTGGTCAGTGGGCAAGGAGGTGCAGCTTGACTCTATCGCTTAACAGGCTGAAAGAGTTGCTTTTCTATGACCCTGATACTGGAATATTCACATGGATTTCATCAACAAATAACCGTAGACCGCCAGGAGAAACGGCGGGGTATATAAACAGTCTTGGTTATGTCCAAATTGGCATAGATTGTGGTCACTATAGCGCGCACAGGCTCGCCTGGATGTATGTTCACGGAGAGCTTCCTGAGCTAGATATTGATCACATTAACGGGAACCCATCTGATAATCGACTCGAGAACCTTCGACTTGTCACGCATCAGCAGAACATATGCAACAGAAAGAAAAGGAATGATAACTCTTCAGGTTATCCCGGGGTTTGCTTTCACAAAACCAATAACAAATGGCATGCGAGCATAAGAGTAAAAGGTAAGCGCATCCACCTTGGGTATTTTAAAACAGCAAAAGAGGCATATGACAAATATGTTGAGGCTTCAAAAAAATATCACTCCCAATACACAAGAGCCCAACCCTTATAGGGCTCAGAAAGAAGCGACCACCACAAGGCCTCTTAAAGAGGCTTTTTTATTGCTGGCGTTCACCTTCAACCGAATTAACCGACAGTTCCGGGAGCATTGAAAATGGCCGATATCATCGACACAGCAGCAGAGATTGAAGAGCTTCAGCGTAACGCTGCCCTTTCCGCTCACCGGATCAACCGCAACGCCGTATCAGCTGAACGTTGTGAAGAATGCGACGAACCAATTCCCGAACCACGGCGCGCTGCCGTGCCCGGCTGCCAGACGTGCGCGGATTGCCAATCCGTCATTGAGTTGAAGAATA